AGAGAAAAAGGAAACACAAGCAAGAGCACCTTACTACTCCACCAGAGACTGATGTCACTTCACGAAGCTCCCTTTGCTGGTTATTACGGCAGCAAAGAAGAAAGAGAGGATCAAGAGAACGACAAATTTGATAAAGAGCGTAAGGCACGCATGAAGTATGGTAAGTCTTGGAAGGACCATATGGACAAAGCCAAGGATGCTCAGACCAGACTTCGTAAGGGTGAAGTCAAGAGGTGGGATCCTGTTAAGAAGGAATACGTCTCAAATCTTGATTGACATCTAAATAAGATGTCATTGAGGATCTAATTATGCTCTCCTTTCTTCTCCCCCTGGCATCTAAGATTATCTCTGATGCCGTCGCCAAGATTCCCGACAACGAGGAACTGGGCGAAAAACTGATCGACGTTTGTCTGGTTATCCTTAGTAAGGCTGTAAAGCTCACTAAGACAGACATGGACGATCAACTGCTTGCCGCTGTTGATAAAGCTATTAGAAACAGAGACGGCGAGTGATTGTAGGAGCAGGACCTTGGTGTCCTGCTTTTATAAATATCTATTAGCATAGCAATTTTATCTAAGGGCAAAGACATGGCACTTTGGGGCAATAACGATGCAGTCGGTTCGGGTGGAACCGTGTCCCTGGATTACAGCACTGGTGTTGTAACGGGATCGGGTACCACTTTTGGAGAAACTGGAGCTGCTAAAGTAGGAGACGTAATTCGTTTTGGTGAGAGAGGCGGCGGTTCGACCTATTATGGTGACGCTGCTATCGTCAGCATCGCTGGCACTCAGTCACTGACAATTGGTTCAACTGCTGGTCTCAGCGGTGCTGCCATTGCTGGTGCAGAGTTCTACATCTCTGAACTTCCCGTTTCCAGCATCAAGGACTCCACCTTCAGTGAAGCATCATATGGTGTTGATGATAAACTGATCTATGGTATCTCTGATGCCGATTCACAGAACCTGGGTGGTCCTGCTGGATATGAGAAGATCGACGCTGGTTGGGTTGGAATCACAACCTATATTGATAACCATGGTAACCTGAGAGTCAAGAGAGAAGTTCTGGTTGCGATGTCTGGTATCACCACAGGTAACATCCCTTATCCTACTGCTGAAGGATGATCTAAATGATCTTTAGTGAATTGAACGAGGAGAACTTTCTCCTCTTTGCCATTAAAAATTATGAGAATCCAGCAGCTGTAACGAAAGAAGATTTTGAGAAAGATCTGAATCATTTTCGTTATATCAAAAGATTACTCAAGCGATATAAGATTACGGGTGATCTGAGAGTTCACCTGTTAATCAATCATTTCATCATCCTTTATAACATTTTTGGTGATGCAGCAACGCCAATGCTGTTTTACAAAATTGAGAGTAATCTCTGGTCTGTAACTAAAACCTTTATCGTGTTTTTGAATAAGTTGCCCGACTTCCCAAAGACGTATATTCATGATATTGAATTAGACCAAAATTGTTTGGAGGAACTGGAAAAGATTAGCCATGGATAAAGACAAAATCGACAGAGTTATCAATGCATTTCGTAATGCGATGTATAGTGAATTCAGTGTCTCAGAGGAAGGCATGGTGGCAAATCCTCCTGGGGGATCTGGGGGATTTTCTGGTTCCTCCAATGCTGCTGGTCCTACTGCTGGTTTCGACCCCGTTATGAAGTTGGATGGACGTAATAAGTTTGTGAAGAAAGCCATCAAAGATCTGATGGATAGGAAGCAGAAAAGGGCAGATAGAAAAGCTAGAAAGAAAGCACTCAACTACAACCCTTACTTTACGCCCTTCAATGGCAGAGGAACAAGTTAGGATCGCGATCCTAGAACAAAAGTTAGAAGATCTGAAACCGATTGTGTATAAGATCGACCATGCGATTGAGAAACTAAGTGAGGTAAATACAACAGTTAGCAGAATGCTCGCTGTTCATGAAGAACGTATATCGAAACAAGAAGAAATCGACACTGTATTATTTGCAAAGGTTGACAAACTCAGTGATAAAGTGGACGCAAGTAATGACAGTTTGTTTGCGAGAATACGAAAACTAGAACAGAAAGTCTGGAGAGTTCTGGGAGGTTTCGCTGCGGCAACTGTTGCCCTCAACCTGACAGGTCTTTTACTAAGAGCTGGCATCATCAACTTATCTCCAGTCCCACAACCTGTTATAATTCAAGAGCGTTAGTCTCTTTGGTATGGATTTCATTGATGTAAAGTACATCAACTTACTTTCTTCAAGACTACTGAAGTTCAAGAGAGTCAAACCGCATCTTTATAACTTTCGGTGCCCTCTTTGTGGAGATTCTCAGAAGAACAAAAGTAAGGCTCGTGGGTATCTCTATCGAGTTAAGACTAATACTAATTTTAAGTGCCATAACTGCGGAGTTAATATCTCCTTCAACAGTTTTCTGAAATCTCAGGATCCAGTTTTACACAAGGAATATACTTTTGAGAAGTTCAAAGAGGGACACTCTGGAAAGAACTTTGTTGTTGATGTGAGTGAGGCGTTAGTAGAAAAGGTAAAGGAATCAAAGCCAACGTTTAAGAAACGTGTCAAACTTGATTTACCCAACGCCTTTGATGTTAATCTTTCAAAGATCTATCTCCACAGCAGAGCGATCTTTGAAGGTGAGTTCTACTACACTGATAACTTCAAAGAGTTCGCTAACACCATCAGACCAGGTACTTTTGAGAGTACCAAGTATGGTGAGGAGAGGATCGTCATTCCTCTGAAGAGGGATGGTAAATTGATTGGGGTTCAGGGGAGAGCACTCTCTTCAAACCCTATTAAATATATCACTGTAATGATTGATGATGAACAACCAAAGATTTACGGACTTGACTCAATCAACCCAGACCTACCTGTCTATGTGGTCGAAGGACCCTTGGACAGCACTTTCCTTGACAATAGCGTGGCTTTGTGTGGGAGTGACGGTGACGTGGGTTGTCTTGAGGGAAGCGACCTCATATTTGTTTATGATAATGAACCCCGCAATAAAGAAATTGTCAAGCGAATTGAACGCCACATTGAATCAGGAGACAAAGTTGTCATCTGGCCAAACAAGGTCCAAGAAAAAGACATAAATGATATGGTCCTTGCTGGTCATTATGTCAAGGATATAATAAAATCAAATACATATCAGAACTTAGAAGCTAAGTTACATTTCACCACCTGGAAAAAAGTATGAGTAACGGAACGAAGGTAAAGAAGAGAGACGGGAGAGTTGAACCACTTGACCTAGACAAGATGCATCTGATGGTGCAAGAGGCATGTGAGGGTCTTGCAGGGGTGTCTGCTTCGCAAGTGGAGATGCAGTCAGGCATTCAGTTTTATGACGGCATTACCACTTCAGAGATCCAGGAGATTCTGATTCGTTCTGCTTCTGACCTTATTGATTTGGACCACCCCAACTATCAGTTTGTGGCAGCACGTCTGCTGTTGTTCTCTGTGAGGAAGCAACTGTATGGACGCACCAGACAACTCCCCAAACTGATTGACCACATCACTGAGCAGGCATACGCTAACAACTATGATCGTGACATTTTTACCAAGTACTCGAAAGAGGAGATTGAAAAGGTCGAATCTTTTGTGGACCACAGTCGTGATTTCCTGTTTACTTACGCTGGTCTCAGGCAAGTTGTAGATAAATATCTGGTACAGGATAGAAGCACTGGCAAGGTCTATGAGACCCCCCAGTTCATGTACATCATGATCGCTCTGACTATCTTTAGAGATTATCCCAAGGAAACGAGACTCTCTTATGTCAGACGATACTACGACGCAATCAGCAAGCACAAAATCAACATTCCCACACCTATCATGGCGGGAGTTAGAACTCCACTTCGACAGTTTGCTAGCTGTGTTCTTGTTGATGTTGATGACACCCTCGATTCTATCTTTAGCTCTGATATGGCGATTGGCCGATACGTTGCACAAAGGGCGGGAATCGGTATCAACGCAGGCAGAATCCGTGGCATCAACGCTAAAATCAGAGGCGGAGAAGTTCAGCACACAGGCGTCGTCCCGTTTCTCAAAAAGTTTGAGGCAACTGTCAGATGCTGCACTCAGAATGGCATCCGAGGTGGATCAGCGACAGTCCACTTCCCCATCTGGCACCAAGAAATAGAAGACATCCTCGTTCTGAAAAACAATAAGGGAACTGAGGATAACCGTGTAAGAAAACTTGATTATTCAATTCAGATAAGCAAACTCTTTTATGAACGCTTTATTAGAGATGAGAGCATTAGCCTCTTTAGTCCTCACGATGTTCCTGGGCTTTATGACGCTTTCGGTACTGATAAGTTTGATGAGTTATATGGAAAGTACGAAGCAGATCCGTCGATCCCTAGAAAAACCATTGGTGGTCAGGAACTAATTCTGGATCTCCTGAAGGAGAGGTCTGAGACTGGTCGTGTTTACATTATGAACATTGACCACTGCAACTCGCACTCTTCCTTCAAGGATAAGGTGGAGATGAGTAACCTGTGTCAGGAAATCACTCTGCCCACTTATCCTCTACAACACATCGATGATTTGACAGGTGAGATCGCTCTCTGTATCCTGTCTGCTATCAATATTGGTAAGATCAACAAACTAGATGACCTGGAAGATCTCTGTGACCTCGCTGTGAGGGGTCTGGAGGAACTGATCGATTATCAGGATTATCCTGTCAAGGCAGCAGAGATTGCCACTAAGGCACGTCGCTCCCTGGGTGTTGGTTTCATTGGTCTAGCACATTACCTTGCCAAGTTGGAAGCACCTTATGACTCACAAGAAGCATGGGATGCTGTCCATAGTTTGACTGAAGCATTCCAGTTCTATCTTCTTAAGGCTTCCAACACATTGGCGAAGGAAAAAGGACATTGTGAATACTTCGGTAGGACTAAATATTCAGACGGGATTCTTCCCATTGATACCTACAAAAAAGATGTAGACGAGATCAGTAACGTTCCACTGAACTATGATTGGGAGGGTCTTAGAAAATCTATCCTGGAATCAGGACTCCGACACAGCACTTTGTCCGCACAGATGCCTTCAGAGAGCAGTTCCGTTGTGTCAAATGCCACAAACGGAATTGAACCACCTAGAGCATTCCTGTCCGCTAAGAAGAGCAAGAAGGGGGTTCTTAAGCAGATTGTTCCTTCGTACTCCACACTGAAGAATCACTACACTCTGCTCTGGGAAATGGGAAGCAACAAGGGTTACATTAACGTTGTTGCCGTAATGCAGAAGTTCTTCGACCAAGCCATCTCAGGTAACTGGTCCTACAACTTGGAAGATTATCCCGACCGCGAAGTTCCAACATCCGTGATTGCAAACGATTTCCTCACCACCTATAAGTATGGATGGAAGACTTCTTATTATCACAACACTTATGATTCAAAACATGATGGAAGTGATGATGAAAAAGAAAATACAAAATCAAAATTAGAAGATCTAGTAAAAGAACTATCAGAGTCAGAGGAGGAAGTCTGTGAATCCTGTGCAATTTAAGGTTTCACCCATTGGTGATAATAATAATGTTAATGTGAAAGGTATGACTGTTTTTAACAGCACTGAAGTGAACACTAAGAAGCAACCAATGTTCTTTGGTGCTCCTCTTGGTGTTCAGAGATATGATTCTTACAAGTATCCTGTGTTTGAGAAACTCACAACACAACAACTGGGATACTTCTGGAGACCAGAAGAGGTCTCCCTTCAGAAGGACAGGTCAGATTATCTGACTCTTCGTCCAGAACAGAAGCACATCTATACTTCTAACCTGAAGTATCAGATCATGCTTGATTCCATTCAGGGTCGTGGTCCTGGTATGGCATTCATTCCTTATTGTTCTCTTCCTGAACTGGAAGCGTGCATGGAGGTGTGGGGTTTCATGGAAATGATTCACTCACGTTCTTACACTTACATTATCAAGAACATTTACTCCGATCCTTCGGATGTGTTCGACACTATCATCAAGGATCCAAGAATCCTTGAGAGAGCAAAGAGTGTTACTGAGTCTTATGATGACTTTATCAATACTGCCCAAACCTATGGTAACGGCACTGGTTGGTTGCATCAGTTAGAAGGAGTCCCAGCAGCACAGGAAGAACTCAAAGATGTCAAACGCAAACTGTTCAGAGCAGTCGCCAACGTTAACATTCTTGAAGGTATTCGGTTCTACGTTAGTTTTGCTTGTTCTTTCGCCTTTGGTGAACTTAAGCTCATGGAAGGATCTGCCAAGATCATCTCCCTCATCGCCAGAGACGAAAACCAACACCTCGCCATCACCCAGAACATCCTGAACAAGTGGAGAGATGGTGATGATCCTGAAATGAAACAGATCATGGAGGAAGAGGAAGAGTGGGTTTATGCCATGTTCGACAGGGCAGTAAACGAAGAGAAGAAGTGGGCAGACTACTTGTTCAAAGACGGAAGTATGATAGGATTGAATGACACACTCCTCAAGCAGTATGTTGAGTGGATTGCAAATCGTAGAATGAAGGCCATTGGTCTCAAACCAGTTTATGACATTGCCGCAAAGAACAACCCACTTCCCTGGACGCAACACTGGATCTCTTCTAAGGGACTCCAAGTCGCTCCCCAGGAGACAGAACTTGAGAGTTATGTTCTCGGATCATTCAAGCAAGATGTCAAGAAAGATACCTTCTCAGGATTCCAACTCTAAGAAGATCCTTACTGACGGGTTTTACTATGAGTTTGAGTTTCTCTTTGGACGAGAGAAGCAAACCTTCATCCAACAAATGGAGAGGTGGTGTGCCAAGAGGAAGCCACCTCTAAATGTTATTCTCTTGCATCTGCTTGCTGGGTTTGTTGAATGGTATTATGGTGTCAAGGTTTCTCAAACCATGGACCAGGTTGATGTTCAAATCCGAGAGATTAGTGAGCAATGGAAAGCAGCGGCAGAGAAACCCAAATCTGTTTATAAAACAGAGAAATCTGAAGTTGAAGGACTGGACACCATCAGTGTCTCCACAGAACTCCCAGATCCTTGGGAAGAAGACTACAAAGATGATTGGAATGCTTGGAGGTCAAATGCTAAGTAAAGAATATAGATTACGCCTGGTGGAGATCTGCACTAAGATGAGACTCCAAAGAGAAGTCTCCTTAGAGGACAGGATCTGGGCACAGAAACTTGTTGAACATAATCAACACGCCGCAGGTATCTACAATCGTCTCTCTAAATAAGACAGATGAAACCTGATGAGTGTGTGACTACGAAAATCCTTGGTTATATGATGAAGTCCCTTTTACCTCTGACGATATTGGGGATAACTTTGGTTTTGTTTATAAGATTACCAATCTCACCAACAACCGACTCTACATTGGTAGAAAGGTTTTCTGGTTCCACAGAAAGCCTAGAGGAAAGAAAAGAAAGGTAAAGTCAGAGTCGGACTGGAAGAAGTATTATGGATCCTCTGATGAACTCAAGGATGACATAAAACTCTTGGGTGTGGAGAACTTTAAGAGAGAAATCTTATCCCTTCACAAGACAAAAGGGAAAACAAACTTTGCTGAAACCGAGGCACTGTTCAAGAACAATGTGCTTACAGAGGCACTCGAAGACGGTACACCTCGTTTCTATAACAGCAATATTATGAATCGGTACTACCGAAAAGATTATTTTGACAAATTGAAATAATTCGTGTACAATTGTTACAACATTATTAAAATCATGAAATTCCGAAAACTGTTGTTTGGTTTGCCTCTGATGGCAGCGTCACTCCTTCCTCATGGTCATCACCATGTTGATGTTCAGGATGATGCTGTTCTC